TGTTTATGAGGCTTTAGGCACAAAACAGATAGATACTTTGATGAAACCTGCACCAAAACCGCCTCAACCACTAGATCCAGCTAAAGAAAACGCGAGAGCATTACAAATGCAGCTACTAACTGCGTTTGAATTTCAAGATCATGACGCACATATCGCTGCACACACAACTTTTATGGCTTCTAGAATGGTTCAGATCAATCCAATGGTGTATGCAAACTTACAATCCCATGTTTCTGATCATATTTCATTCAAAGCACAAAAAGAAGTTAAGGAACAGTTTGCACAAGATCCAAATTTACTATCTTTACAACAAACTGATCCACAACAATTTCAATTTGCCTTAGCTCCCGGAATGGAAGATAGATACCAATTTAGCATTCAATTTGTAGCTAAATTTAGAACTGGTTCTACTTATAGAGCTGCAGCTACTACCGATAAAATAGCATTTCCATAAGGAGTAATAATGTCATCAAGAAAAAGAAGAAGCATAGTATCGTACTATGAACCTAGCCCCAGTTCTGGAAGCGCTCGCTGGATAGATTTTAGAGACACCACATATAATACAAGTAGTAATGCATACGTTTATTCAACAACGTCTAATACATCTTTACTAAGTTTAGAGATTGAAGATAGATTACACGAACCAAGAACAGCTAGAATCCTTATAAAAAATAGACCTGCTAGACCATTTAGTGATGATGCTACAATACAAGGAACTCAAGGGCCTTGGAGTAACACAATCACTGAGTTTACTAAAATTAAAGTTAGAGATGGGGAAACAAACGACATTTATTTTTATGGTTTTGTTTATGATGTACAAGATTTTATGGATAAAGATGGAGGAATTTTATCTTTAACTTGTCATGACCAATTACAAGAAGTTATGGACAAAACAACTGAAGGTCAAGCGGGTTATCGTATATCCACAAAAAACACAGACTTTTTTAGGGCGTATGACAAAACAAGTCGTTTGACGAATGGTTTCTGGGGACAACCCGTATATACTTTTGCTCAAGACGTTTCTACATCAGACACATCTAATATAAAAGTTGATAGATTTGATGGTATTGAAGTGGGGGACGAATATACAGCAACAAATGCAGCTGGGCAAACAGAAACTATAACGATTACAAGTGTAGGAACTATTGACAGTAAAATTAGTTTTTCAAGAGGTGGAACCCCCAGAGCGTTTACAGAAGGAGACCAGTTTCATAAAGCAGATTTAGTTACGTCTAGAAGCGGATTAATAAAATCTATATTAGCGCACCACAGTTCCAATATAACGTTTGGGGATAATTCAGCTATTTCAACCGACGAAAGATTTCAAGACTCTTTAGTTGGGTATGTAACTGAAGATAATGAATACCCTTTATCAGATAGTAAAACGTCCATACTAACTAAAATTCAAAATTTAGCTGTAGAAGACCCACACAACAGTACTCTTACAGATGAAAGAACTTTTGGGTTTGACTATTTTATTTCTCCGAATTTTACAGATGCTTCTGTAAATAATGAAACCCCCAAAGGTTATTTTAATTATTTTCGTAGAGGAACGTTTCCCTCAGAGACACAAAGATTTGGAACAAGTGGGTCAACAACAGTACCATCTAATGGGTTATTTCAACAAGGATTAAACATTTATCATCCTTCCCCATCATCTACAGACGCAGGTTCATTTTCTGAAACAGGAAAATTGGTTCCAATGACTACATCTAGATTTTCTAGACCTAAAGATGAAATTTTTTCTGCTTTTGAGGTAAGTTATGTTGAAACCCCTCCTAATAGGTCGGGCATAGACAACAAAGACCCACAAAGACGTCAGGCACTATTTATGTATGTAGAAGCAAATACTATTACTAATGCTGACTCTAGTTACGGTGCAGCAGACTTAGAATATGGATTTTTATGGAATCAAGATGCAGACTCAATGACTGTCGAAAATGCTAATGAAGGTGGCGTTTTATTAATTGACAGCTATCATGTTTCACCAGAAGGTGAAAAACAAACATTTCTTCATGGAACACTGACATACAACGAATCGTCTGAATTTTTAAATGTTAGACTTAAACAATTAAATGCTGCTGTAAGTTCAACTAGTGCTACTACTATATCAGTAGATTCAGACGCAAGGACCGCCGGTTTTTATGTGGGTCAATACATTAGAGTTAACAACGAAATTATGAAAATAACCGCTTTAGGTCATGCTAATAATATTACAGTAGAAAGAGGAGCGCTGGGTTCAGAGGCAGGCACACATAGTGATAATGATTATGTAGAAGCTCGGCATGTTGCTAAAATTCAATATGTAGCTAAAAAAGCTGCTTACTCAAGTGGAAGCTATCAAAATATTTCAGATACAGGAGTTTTGCTATCACACATTAACCCCAGATTGTTTGATGGTGACTCTGCTTTTAACTTTGATGAATACTGGACAGTGGGTGGGTCTAGTAAAGAATGGATAGGGGATGAATCAAGAAGCATTATGACACTATCTTATACACCACAAAATAGTTATGCCTTCCATAGGGTTGGAGCAATTACGTATGCTGAAAATGCTCTTTATACCCCAAATAATATAAGAGAAAGAATTTTTCAAGCAGCACAAAGGAATCATACTGAAACCTTAAGAGGTATGGTAACAACATACAGACCTCCATCTTTTTATTTTACACCTCAAATTGAGGTGGCAACAGGAGCGGGCACCCAGACTAACGCCCTAACAATACACTCATCGTCAGCTATATCTGGAAGCCAAAACCCACATCTTGCTGGTATAAAAGTAGGAACTACGTGTAATCAACTAGATAGTGATGAGAACGTTACGGGAATTTATGGTTACGTAGAATCTGTCACATCAAGCTCCTTTACTGTCAAATGGAGTAGTGGTTCTGGGGTAAGTACAAATGATAAAATTAGAATTGATATTCCAGTAAGAACTGGTATGGTAGTGAAGGTAAAAAATGATTTAGTAAATGTAGATACAATTTTTGGTGTAACTAAAACTAAATTTACTGAAGATGAGGGAGTTAGGTTAACTTCATATAATATTGTTGGACAACAAGACCAAAAGAGGGCTTATGGATATAAAACTTTTGAGGGCGCTAAAGGACCAGAGGGCCCTTCAGGAACCGCTGGGTTCGGGCAAGCAAGTGTTGTTTTAGGGTTTGATGTAAGAGCAACCAGTCGAACAAACGTTAAATGGGCGGGTGGTCCTTTAGTATATAAAGGAGTTACCTATGAAATAAATCCGGGAAGTTTGACACTAACCGGAGGAAAAGAATATGTTTTGTATTACAGGGTTGGTCAAAATTTTTTACAAGCCGCTGAAAGAAGTATTTACCTAAAACAAATCAAAGGCGTTATTAGTGGAGAACTAGTCAGTGTTGCAGTTATTAATACAGACGAAAGCACCTCAGCAGGAGAGTACCCCAGAATCGGACTTCAAAATCATGTAAAAGGACCCGCTGTTACAGACACAACAGCAATTGCTGAAGTAGTACCGGGGTCAGAACTTTTATTCACGTCAGACATGTCCACACTAACAGCAACAGGAACGATACATGGTTCATATACTTTAGATGAGACTACAACAGATGATATAGATGTAACTAGTTTAGGTTTTGGTGCTAGTGAAAGACCTTTTTATGTAGGACAAAAAATTGTAATAGAAAATGAAGAATTAGTAATCAAAGCAGTAGACGATTCGGCTTCTCCAAAACATATAGATGTTAGAGGAAGACCTTCAGGTGTTTCTCATGCCGCTGGAACGGCAATAAAGGGGGCTTATCGACACGGAAGAATAAGACCCTTTGAATTAGATACGGGAAAATTTGCGCTGGGTTTTGACATACCAGAAGTTGATACATCAAATGGGGCTTTTAGTTGGATTAACACTTTTAACGTAGGAACAAATATAGGTAGGAATTTTACAGCACATGGTGCTACTCAAAACGCACGCGTACAAATTGTAGATTCTCATTTAGAATTACATGGTAATGGTGCAGGTAATTTTAAAAATATTAGTTGGGATACAAATGACACTGCAGGCGGTTCAATATACATGAATGGAGGTGTTCTATATGTAGTAAACACATTAGGAGTAGCTGCAGCAGTATCTACAGGTAGTGGTTCTACTACTGCAGATGACATCGTACTAGGTAGTGATGCACAGGGAGACATTTATGTTAGAGGAAGCAGTGCCTTACAAAGAGTTGCAATAGGTACGACTACTTATGGAGGACAATTTCTTAGGGTAAATGCCGCAGGTAATGGTATTGAGTGGCAGGACCCCGCACATATATATTTAAGTGATGGTAATGCAAGTGGACCAGCTTACACCTTTAAAAGCGACCAAAATACAGGAATGTATAGACATGCTGCAGACACAATAGGGTTTGCTGCCGGAACTGGAGGAGCAGGACAGGCTTTTATAGATGATAGTGGTTATATATATGCCCGCTCAGGGTTTACATTTTCAGGAGACACTAACACTTATGCCAATTCAGGTGGGGACCTTTGGAGATTTTTCACAGGTGGAGCGAACCTTAGAGCATCTTTCGGGGCTAGCTCAGTAGATATAACAAGTAGTTCTGGAACTACTTCTACCAGTATAAATTCCTACCTACAAGGCGTAACAGCATTATCAAGTACGGTTTATGCAGGGTCTGTTAGACCACATACAGACAACTCCTTAGATATTGGTGGTGCTATAAACAGATGGGATGACGTGTACGCAACAAATTCTACAATTCAAACATCTGACCTAAGACAAAAAGAAAATATTAATGATACTAAATTAGGTTTAGACTTTATAAAAGATTTACGCCCTGTATCATATGACTGGAAGGACAAAAAAGAAAACAAGATAAATCAAACACATTATGGGTTAATTGCTCAAGAAGTGCTAGAATCATTAAAGAAACATGGAATAGACTCTATAGAGGATTTTGGTGGAATATCACATGATGGTGACCCCGAACATTTTTATGGGGCTAGATATGGAGAATTTGTACCAATTCTTATAAAGGCGGTACAAGAACTAAAAACAGAAATAGATACATTAAAGGAGAATAAATAATGCCAGACATAACAGTATCATTTACAGATGCCCAATGGACAAGAATAGTTGCGGCTTCGCCATTAATTAGGAGTGGTCCGGGGGAATCGGGGGACGTTGACGTAGCTTTTTTAGCAGCTAAGTGGAAATCTCAAATATCTGCGGATGTAAAAGAGTATGAAAGACAGCAAGCGTCAATCTCAGACTTCTAAAATTATACAGTATAGATATGATAACCCACATGATACTCTCCAACAGATTGGGGATGCATTTAATGTGTCGAGACAGTATGTATTCAAAGTACTAAAACAATTTAATATTCCTACTGTAAGGGCTAAAAAAATGAAAAACCCCAGACATTGCAAAATATGTGGGGAGCTTAGTACGAAATTAGTACATGATGGTTCTTGTCATTTTCAATATTACAATCTAAAAATTAACTGTGCCACCTGTAGAATACCTTTTTATCGTAAACGTAGTCAAATAGTTCAAAAATACAAACAAAACTTTAAAAATAGTTACTGTTCTTTAGGTTGTTACCACAAAGCCCGGACAGCTAGACAGCTATAGAAAACCTAATATAATTA